TGCACGGATTAAAAAAGAAGTCTTCTTGAGAATAAGGGAAATTTAATATTTGAACATCTTGACCTTGGTCAAAAATACTTTTGCTCAAATAAGCTTCTGAAGCGGCGCTTTCATTTTTTATATCTACCCCAAAAGTCCATAAATCTAAATCGGGACATTTTTCTATAATTATTGGTTTAGTTACCCCAAAATCTTCAAATGTTTTCTTATTATACTCGCTTTCTACGCTTATAACATTTACAGGGCTAGAATTAATAGACTGAACCAAGTCAGAAGGGACAGTATCTAAATTGCAATAACATCTACCTACAACAGTTTTACCTTCTAGCTTAACTTTAAAGTCCTCAATGATAGTAGACCAGACTTCTGGATCTCCATCTATAACAACTTCAGAGTACGCTAATAACTTATGCTTATGTTTTAAAAGCAGCGCATTAAATTTATTCTTTTCTTCAATAGAATCGTCTATTTTATAAGTTTTCCAAACTACATTTACTTCATTTTTAATTAAACTATATAAATGTCTTTTTGCGTACATCGCTTGATCATTATCTCCTGACGCACTAATGTATAATACATTTTTATAATCTACTTTCACCACTAAATATTATAGCTATTTAAAAAGATATTTCAATTAATCTTCAATAGGCACAAAAATCTTACCTAAAATAGATTCGTTTTTTTCAATAAAATCCAATTCTATTCTTTTTATTTTTTCTTTTATTTTTTCGTAAGCTAACTGACAGACCTCTTCTTGAGTTTTGTTTTCTATATCAGCAATGTCTAAAATAGATTCTACATAAGCTGCGTTTTCGTTATCATCGGTCAAGTTAAAACCAACAACGAAATTAGAATTATTTTTTAAAATTTCATATTTACTTATTGTGTATGTCATATTTTTTCCTTTAATTATATACCGGAATGTATTTAACAGTTCCGTCTAAATCTATCGGTAACCACCCGTGAAAAGTTCTACCATCTGACGCTGTAGCAGTGTCCAAATTAGGGTTATTAATTTTTGCGGCAGGTCTTCCTGCCTGCGCGACACTATTAATAGTTAAAGTCCTATTAGCAGCAGCGCTTCCCCCCGCACTTAAATCACCAGCTACAGTCGCATCTCCATTTACTTCTAATTTTACAGCAGGACTTGCAGTACCTATACCAATTCTATCAGTGCTTGCGTCAGCATAGAAAAGATTAATGTCACTATCACCTCTTACATTAAAATCTATATTTTCTAGCCCCACATTGAAAGTCGTTGATACTCCTGCGTAAGTCGAGAGATAAACACTGCTACTACCACTTGAATTATTTAACTGCAATCTAGGGCCGAGAGTGTTATCTACTCTAACGTAAAATGCAGTGCTAGAGTTTACAGGATTGTAAAGCCAATAAGTAGCGTATGCTTGAGACGCAGCATTTGTAACATACTGCGAAGAAAACCTGTGAGTGACAACTCCTGCATAATTTTTTAAAGCAAAAACCCCCTTAGTTCCTGAAATAACACTGCCTTCAAGATCTTGAATTGTTAATGCTGTAGCATCAGGGTCGTCTGTTCCTATACCTATTTTTCCACTAGACCCTTGAAGATAAAAATCGTTTTTATTATATCTTCCACCTACAATTGTATTATCGGCAAAAACTTCAAACACAGGCAATCCCGCAGCATCATTTACCGACATTAATGAATCACTGAGGTCATCGACAACTTCAAACAATGTTCCGTTTGTTCCATCGACTCTTAGCACTGAATCTCCAGAGGTAGAACCGACTATTTGTAATTTTGAAGTGGGGCTTGTTGTGTTGATTCCAACGTTACCGCTGGTATTAATACGCATTCTTTCTGCAGCATTAGTCGTATCGTAAAACCTTAGAGAGCTTGACCCATTAGTATTAAAATCTATTCTAGGACTGCTACCTGTTAACTGTACATCATCAGTAATTAAAGCTTTGCCTACTACATGTAATTTTTGAGATGGACTTACTGTACCTATACCAACATTACCATTTTCTTGATAAATAACAGAATTACCTATAGTATCGCTATCTGTCCAAATAGATATATACCCTGTAGTTCCAGCTCCATCTACTGCCCCAGCGCCGATTGGTATTTCTATAACATTACCACTTGAATCTACTGCTAATCTCTGGGTAGCTGTACCCGTAAATGTTCCTGAACCATAAGCATTAAATTGTATCTGCCCATCACTATGAATACGCATTCTTTCAACGACTTGACTGTTGTATGGAGAAGTATAAAAAGTTAAAGCTCCAGATGGAGTAGTTGTGGTTGACCCATTCCCAAAGTCACTAACAGCTTCAATTTTTGCAACATCACGAACCCCTACACCAGAAGAATCTCCCAAGAAGAAACGAATCCTACCTAATCCATCTCCAACATCCCAGCCAGTTTTTCCCTGTGTTGCCAAAATAATTTCACCGGGACTTATACTAGTTCCACCAGAGTATGTTCCTAGATACACTCCGTAATTGTTATTACCCACACTAAAATTACTACCAGCTGCTTGTAACCATCCTTCATTGACAGTGTGACCTATGATTCTTACATCTCCATTAACATGTAATTTTTTAGTAGGATTAGTTGTACCTATACCAACATTACCTGTGCTACCGTCAATAGTTACTCGGTCAGTTTCATTTGTTTGTAATCGTAAATCACGAAGAAGAGAATTATGTCCAACATACATGGACGTGCCGTCCAACGTCATATATCCTGTATAACCAGATCCTTGTATATTAAATTGACCATTACCGGACGAGTCGGGAGATATATTTGTACCATTATTAATAAATACTCTACCTCCGTTAACTTCCAATTTTTGTGCTGGTAATGTTGTACCTATACCAACTTTACCGTTAGAATTAACGGTCATTATTTTGGTATCATTTTCAGATGCTAATTGTAATACACGTGTTGCATTAGCGGTAGAACCAGCTCTAATTAATAAACCTTGACCATCTAAGTTAGTGTTATAAATTCTTGATATTAAACCAGAACCAGCATCACTTGTTAATTCAAATTTATATGAAGGATCGATGCCTATACCAACATTACCACTCCCTAAAACTGTAACAAAATCAGTACCACCATTTTCTCTCACAGATAACAATGGAACGGAATTACTCACCCCTCCTCCGGCTGTATCTATTATCAAACCACCAGATGTACCATTTCTGCTAATCTTAGGATATACAGTACCCCCAAAAAATTCTAATACACCACTGTTTGATATCCTTTGATTACCAAAAACTTCTAACTTTTGATTAGGACTTGTTGTACCTATACCAACATTGCCCTCCATGCTGATCCGCATACGCTCCGACCAATCGGTTGTTGCATCTGCCGTGCCGTTTGTATAAAAAGCTAATCCACTTCTGAAATAATTGCCTTCACCAATTTGCACTATCCCAGCAGAGCGTTTTGAATAACCTCCATAATTTGGCTTCCATGTAATACCACTTCCTATAGTGTTTGAATCACCAGCTGAATTACCATTAGTGGGGTCAAAATAAAGCTGAGCAGTTGAATTAGTAATATTTGAACCTCTAGTATCTATATTATCGTTGAATACGTGAAGCTTACTAATCGGACTTACTGTACCTATACCAACATTACCAGCAGAATCAATCGTCACTCTTGTAGTGTTGCTCGTCCCGAGTTTAATTGAACCAGCTTCTCTGTTGTTTAATGTGAATGTGCTACCACTAGCAACGAGAGCTGTTCCATCACTTGCTGTCGCGCCTGTTGTGTTATTTGTAAACTTTAATTCAGAATTAGTTGTATCATTAATATGTAAGCCTGTACCGCCTGATTGTAAGGCAGGACTTGCTGTACCTATACCAAGTTTTCCATACTGATAAGAAAACACTGACTCTTGTCCAGAAAATTCTACAACACCACTTACACTTCCAGTACCTAAATTTGTAAATAATACATTGTTAGCATATCCCTCAAATTGAACATGCGTAAATCCTGCTGCCCAAGTAGTAGAAGGAGATATTTCAATTGCATAATATTCAACAGAATTATAAGTCAACTCAACTAGTGTAAATATGGGGTGCCCATAAGTTGAATCATCAGTTCCCCAAGATTCTAAGCCTCCTGTAGCTAGTGGGGTTCCAGCATTATTAGTATAAAATGTAATTCTTGCACCACCAGAACCAGTAGCAGATGTGCCTACCTGTCTCGCACCTTTTAAAACACCATCAAACCGAACATTGGTTTGAGTTTTTGCAGCTATTAAATAATAATTAACAACTGTTGACCCTGACCCTTGATTTGATAAATATTTTAATACCCAAGAAGAAAAATCATCTCCAGTATGCAGGATTCCCGTGGTTGAATGAACATGTAGTTTTGCAGAAGGGGTTGCAGTACTTATTCCTACATTAGTTCCATTATCATAAATTAAAGAATTAGTTAAATCTGAATTAGCACCGTTAGACCATTTTGTGACATAGTTAGTTGTCCCGGACCCTGTAACCGTGTCACTTATATCACTTATAGATTTCCAATCAGTAGCAGATCCTGTAGATGTAAGAACTTGACCTGAAACTCCAGCGACGTTATTGGAATCATAAAAAGCTCCAGTTAATCTTAAGTTCCCTTGAACGTGGAGTTTTTGAGAAGGCGTTCCTGTACCTATTCCTACAAGACCATCATTATAATATAAATCGTTGACTGCCCTCTGCCACTGATAATTTGCGCCTAACGAATGAGCGGTGCTATCAGCGTCACCATTATACACTGATGTAACACTGACAACTACAGTATAGTTGCTTGAGTGATTAGTGTAGACGGTAAAATTGTTTCCACTTACACTCAACTGTGGGTGATTACTACTACCACCACTTAGACTCACAGCTCTCAAAGACCATGCAGACGTATTAGCACTATAAACGCCGATATAAGTTGCTCCACTATCTGTGCTAGTACCAATAGTAGTTAACTCGAATATGTAATGATAATTACTTGATGCTGTTTGTCCATGGGCGGGGTTTAATGTGACTATTTTACCGTTTGATACTCCAGACCCAGTAGTAGTATAATTACCCCTATACCAGCCTCTGTTTGCATTCGAATATATACTGTATCCAGCTTCTTGATATATATCTCCATTGACATGCAGTTTAAAAAGTGGATTTGCTGTACCTATACCAACATTACCCGTAGAACCTTTTATTACTAAGTCATTCCTAGACGCACTAGCATCTAAGTTAATTTTAATTGTAGTAGCAGTTGAATTAGACCCAAACGTAGCGACTCCTGAATTATTTTTTACAACCGTATTTCCAAATTGACCTTCTGTTGAGGAATAAATTTTTCCAACAACATGCAAAGGATAACCCGGAGTTACTGTACCTATACCGACCCTACCAGAACCTTTAACTACTAAACCGGTTGTAGATCCATCTCTCTGATAAGCGTGAAGCGTGTTACCACTACCATCACTAGCCCCAACGGCTTTAACAACTAACCCTTGGTCAACATTTTGATTCCCTCCTGAAACAGTTTGGTTTACAAGTAGAGTAGGAAGATTTGTCGCAAGCCCTTGCTCGACATACGCAACTCCATTCGTAAATGCAGATGTACTTCTAACATCAAGCCTTGAGTTTGGACCTGTAGTACCTATACCAACATTACCAGAAGGGTCTATGGTCATAGCTTGATTGGTAATACCTGTACCATAATTATTTGAGGTGCCAAAAGCTAGATAAGTCCCAGAGTTAGTGGAAAGACTGCCAATTTGGGAAAGATTCTTTGGGTAGGAACTTGAAAACCCACCAAACCCAAGCAGCGACCAGCCAGTGGCTCCGCCCCAATTAGTAATTCTGACCCCAGCATTATTATCAGCGATAAAAGTCGTGGCGGAAGTATGGTCATGTATATCAAGCTTGCATTCTGGATCAGTAGTACTTATACCAACTTTACCATCATTATCTATGCGCATTCTCTCTGCAAAACCAGAAGTGGCTCCAGTAGAAAAAGCTAGAGCTCCATTTGGTAAAGTTGTTGTATCTTGCGCTACAGCTTTAATTGAAGCAATAGTACCTGCACCTGATCCACTAGAATCAGATGTCCTAAAATTGATAGTACCTACAGCTTCACTAGCAGTCCACGAACCATCTTTTGTACTGTTTAAAGTTACAATCGGAGCTGAGGCAGAAACATCTAAAAGAGAATTAGGACTTGTTGTATTTATACCAACATTACCACCAGACTGACTATTTAACGCCAGAGTTAATCCGTCAATTCTTGCGTCCACATAGGCACTTTCCGCATCATTTAACGCCGCTAAAGACGTAGTTGTGTTTGAAGGGTAACCAAATATCCAGTTTAAATTTGTACCGATATTAATATGAAATTTATTAGCTGGAATTGCTGTACCTAGACCAACATTACCATTTACATCTATTGCTAGACCTCTTGTATTAACTCCCGCTCTAGCTCCAACATACAGAATATCTGAATTTCTGTAGATATTTGCAGAACTTCCACTAATTCCGTTATAAAAAGAAACAGCTCCTGTTGTTAGCCCATCATTTCCAATATGTAATCCACCTGTTTTTGCCGTCCAATCGTAACCCGTTATAAAATGAGTAGAGTGAGTTTCACCGACTACCTTTAATTTATAGTTACCGGGATTAGTTGTACCTATACCAACATTACCTTGTACAATTAAACCATTATCATATTTAGTAGTGTAATAACTGTCACCTATAGATACTCCGCCCACAACTCCAACATGTGATTTTCCGTAAGTTCCAGATCCCGGATTTAATACTATACCAGTGGACCAATTAAGCATTAATTGCTGGTAATTTGGAGATGACCAGCTACCACTTGACCGAAAAATTGCGTAGGAGTCACTGGTATGCCAGTAGATCCCCTGTTTGTTATCACTCGTTCCGCTACTAACTTGATCTCCGAATGTAATTTGACCGGAAGCGCTAACGTCTAATAGTCGTTGGGGATCTGTTGAATTTATACCAACATTTCCATCTGTATCGATACGCATTTTTTCATCGGAATCAATATCAAAATTAATTACCTTTGTTACTCCTGTTCCCCTACTTAAAGAATTTATAGTTGCGTAACTTGAGTCACCCCTTCCAAAAACAACAACACCAGCGTTATTTGGATCTGGACCATGAGATAGTTCCAAAAGGCTCAAGTTAGCACCTGTATCTGGTTTAAGTAACAATCTACTATAACCTTGTCCAGAAGCGCCTAATATTTCAATGGAACTAGATGTTTGAGATACCCTGCTGTCACCAAGAGAACTAGTACCATTCCAAAGGGGTAGTTTATTAATTGTCCCTGATCCAGTTATAACTGAGCTTGTCCCAAAAAATCTTTCTTTACCGACTCTAGCGTATAAAGAGTTGTACCCCATACCTGTCCAATTTAATAAAACAATTGAAGCCCATTTTGCGCCAGCTGTAGGTGTGTATGTATAAGTACTTGTAACCCAAGTTGTTGAGATAGCTACATTAGTTTTCCAATCGGTCCTGCCAGAGGTGTCTTCTTGTACTACTGGGTTAGTGGCGCTACTAGACACTGCTATTTTACCATCAGGGAGTTCAGCATTATATTCGTATACTCTGGCATAAAAACCACTAGAAGTACTTGCAGAAGCTTTATATTGGACCCACAATTTCCATTGTTCGCCAGCCGACTCATTAACACGAAACGCTGGGAAAGCCATACCGATATCATCATCTGTAGATGAAACAAGTTCAGTAGCTCTTTGAGCTTCATTATATTTGACTGTTGAATAATTACTGTTACTATATGCCGGAACAGCTCCTCCATCTGAAGGCCCAGAAAATCTGTAATTGGTTGATTTTGTTTCTCCAACTATTTCTAATTTTGTGGAAGGATTAGTTGTACCTATACCAACTTTACCATCACCAGTAATAACCATTCTTACATTTCCTGTACCTTTATCAGCTCCAGTTGCAGTATGAAAAACAATATCTGCTGCATTATTTGGATAGGTCGTTTGAATGTGGAGAGTACCAACACTATTATCGTACCACAATTGTGCGCCCTCGCCAGTAATTGGTCCACTTGATTTTAAAGTAATTATTGGATCGCCTGAGTTAGATTCGGTTTCTAAAATTATTGATGGAACAGCTTTATCTATATGTAAACTAGCATTAGGATTAGTTGTACCTATACCAACATTACCATCAGTGTGTTTAACTGCGATACGGTTAGTATTTCCATGTAAAAATCTAAAATCTTGAGCTGCAGGAAAAGAAAGGAAACTGTTATTATTGTCCCGCATGAGCAAGTAGCCCAACATGGTGGTGTTATCAGTTTTATAAAAATAATTTATAGAGTAGTCGTTGCTAACTTGCAGTTGAGTCTTTGATCGAATGTTTGAATCAAATGTCGCCGAGCTATTCCCTGTTAAGGTTCCATTTATAGTTGTAGTTACTAGTGATGCCATTTAAATCCTTTTTTTAATTTCTTGCAGTTCTTTATACAGCTCTTTAAAGCCCCCTAAGAGAACAGTTACTGCTCTGCTGTAATTTACACCCGAAGGGTTTCCGTTTTCATCTTTTTCGACTAGTTCTGGGAATAGTTCTTCTAACTCTTCGGCGATTAAACCGATTTCTTTTTTATCACTTCCCTTCTTGTTGTATTTTACTGGTCTTATTTTATTTATTTTATCTATACTTGGCGTGAAATTCTCAATATTTTCTTTAATTGCTAAACTCGAAGCTTCGGTTAAAGTTCCTGAAAAATAACCATTTCCAGCTACTTTTAACATGTAACTAGAGTCTGGTGCGGTATTTATAGCTACGGTGCTATTGTCATCTCGAATTTTACCTATTCCAAGTGTTTCAGTATCTGTCCACCTTGCGATATAATCATCAGTGCCACTGCCATCAACAGCGCCAGAACCTATGTCAATTTCTATAACATTTCCGCTAGCATCTACTGCTAACCTTTGAGTAGCTGTTCCTGTAAAAGTTCCGGCACCATAATCATGAAGTTGAAGTTTTCCAGTATAATGTAGCTGAAGCTTGGTGTTAGCGAGATATTCAGCTTGACCACCCGCTTGATCATAACCAATATTCCAACTATTGAAATTTCCAGAGTAATTCATTCCACAGAACCACTCTTCTCCAGAATAAGTGGAGTCGGTATAAAAAGTTCCAATACCTCGGCCTTCGTAGCCCTCCATTAAGATTTGAGCCGTAGCTGCGGGAGCTCCTGCGGTATTCGTGGCTCTTATTGTTAAAATAGTAGATGTCTGAGTAGAGTCTCCTATAACTGCGCTACCGTTTACATGTAATTTATTACCGGGAGTTGTAGTACCTATACCAACATTCTGAGAAGCATCTATAGATAAAGCTTTTGCACCATTTGCGTAAAAATGAAGCTCCTGCCATTGACTACTTTGGTAACCACCAAAATGAATAAGGTTAGCACCGTCCCACTTTAATAAATCATATGCATTTAAATTTAAAGCATCATTACCCGAACCTGCATCAATCCTAACTTTACCTGCTACTTGTAATTTACCTCCTGTTGGACTTGGAGTACCTATACCTACATTACCAGAAGCATCGATACGCATTTTCTCATCAGCTGTCGTTCTGAATGCCATGTACCCAGCTTCTGAGTTTTCAATTACTGTGTTTAGGCCGGTTTGTGTTAAAAGAAACCCGTCACTGTCACCAGTACCAGTAGTACTATTAACTAACTGAATAACAGGGTTGGATGCTTTATATAATGTAACTGGTCTCTGAGGATTAGTTATACCTATACCAAAATTACCACCTTTATCAATGGTCATTCGAGGGCTAGATCCTTCCAACCATTGAAAGGCAGGTTGAGAAGCGCCAACCGCAATCGTGCCTACTTCAAAACCCATAACCGGTTCAGCTGTAGTAGAGGTAGTGTTCCCAGTGGATGAATACAATGTTAGACCTGACTGAGTTGCTCCATTATAGTAACCAGCAATTTTAGCTGAAAAACCAGCAGCATTAGCATAATTATTCTCGATTCTCAGGTAACTATTTGCATCAGCACTGTTACGAAACAACGAATGAATTGCTCCTCCAGCGACACTTGCACCGACAACATCTATTTTTGCGCTTGGATTAGTTGTACCTATACCAACATTACCATCAGCAGCAATACGCATTTTTTCTGTTGCATCTGTCGAGTTGGTACCTGCTGTACCGAAAGTTAGATAACCTTGCCTACCATACGTCTCAGTCGCATATCCCTTTACATAAGATGATATGAATGCTCCGTCTGCGTCATTACTGTAATTTTCAAAGCCTCCAATTAGATCGTCTGGCTGGACACTTGTATCGTTACGTTGTAAACGTATGATGGGTAAACTTGTTGAACCCCCAGAAAGGTGCAATTTAGTCTGGGGATCATTTGCGCCGATACCAACGTTGCCTGCTGAAGTTACAGTTAATTTGCGACTGCCATCGTAACCTACATACCAATCTCCACCGTATTGCGATCTATTGTAATTAAATCCAGCCTCGTATTCAGTACCTGACCCTCCGTAACTGTGAGCAGTAAACTGCCATCCATTGCTTTGCTGAAATTTAATTTTTGAGTCGTTTGTATTTACGTTTGAACTGTATAATGCAATGGACGATTCTGAAGACGCACCTCCTACAACATGCAGTGTCCCGTCTGGAATTTGTGCACCTATACCAAATTTACCATCCCTATCTACAGTTACCTGATAACTACCATTTCTTGCGATGTGAAAATTATGTATTCCCGAAGTAGAAGAATTTCTATCAAGTACGAACCTATGAGTTTCAGCTGCACTTTCATCTTGGTAAGCTGTAATAGTATTAGTAAGATCATTAACTTTGAAACTTATGCTTTGATTAGCACCACGACCTACTCTTAATCTTTCCTCACTGCCGTCACCATAAGTAGGATTAGCTAAATTATCATATATAGTTACTTGGCCACTATTTACGTGAAGTTTCGCTCCGGGATTAGTTGTACCTATACCAACATTACCAGCAGAATCAATCCTTACAGCTTCATCCTGAGTGTTTGTTTCAATAGCAATTTCTGCGCCTGTGTTATTAGTAGCTATTCTCAAAAGATTGACACTCATCTTTGCGTCTAAGAACGCGAACTCAGACCCTCCATTAGACAGGGATAAATACGAATTATGAGCTGTTGATTGGCTATCAATAATAACTTGAGCACGACCAGAAGTGTTCTGAAAGAGCGCAGTGTTTAAGTCAATATTTTGTACAACATGTAGTTTGTCTGAAGGACTTGCTGTACCTATACCAACACTGCCACCAACAGACATGTTCCCTGAAGTTAACTCAACAATTGCTTTTTTATATGCAGTTCTTGCATTACCGCTTTGATTATAAAGCGTTTTAGATCCTAAATTATTTGTGTTAGTTCCACCAGTAAATTCTATAGTATTAAGACCGTTATCTGTGCTAAGACCCCACTCCACATAAGGTTCATAATCGGCAAAAATTATTGTATCTCCTTCAGTGGTACCCTGTTGAATTGCGATTGCAGATTGTTCTGGATTTACTCCTGCAGATGATACTAATAAAGCAGGTGTATTAGCTGAACTATTTCCAGCGATACCAGCTTTTATCATTCCGTTGACATCTAATTTACTACCGGGACTTGTAGTACCTATACCGACATTACCACCAGAGGTAATGGTCATTCTTATTGTACCAGCTGAACCGGTTGCAAAATTGGTACTATTTTCTTGTAGGTTTTTAATGTCAAAAGAACCATCAGCGTTATGTGCTAAATATGCATAGTCGCCTCCAGAGCCATCCCCGTTAGCGGCTCCATCTAACTCAAGTAAAGCACGAGCTCCATTACTACTACCAACAAATAAAGACTGTTGACCAGAGCCATATATATGTAAACCAGCTTCAGGATTAGTTGTACCTATACCAACATTACCACTCGCAAGAAGGGTCATCTTAATATCGTTATCAATCCTCCATTCAGTTTTTGTGTTTTCTACATGTCGAATTGCCCACGATCCCCCTCCGTCCAATAACCCTATATTCTTACCTCCTTCTGAACTTGAATTAGCGTAAACGTATCCCCATATAGCTCCACTATAACCCATCAACCTAAGACCTATTGACCCCTCATCATGTGTAGAAAAATCAAAATAGTCGCCTTGTTGATTTTGGAATTTTAATGAATCAGTAGTTGAGAGCCACTGAATATAAGCTCTATTAGTAGTACCTTCTTGAAAACGTATATATGGACTAGACGATCCGGTTAATACCAATTTGGCATCACTTGACCCGCCTAATGTAGCTAAGTAACTCGTATTTACTGCTTGAGCTCCAATTCTACTAGAGGCGTAAATTGTACCCTGAGTATGCAATGTATAACTTGGGGTTGTTGTCCCTATACCAACATTACCATCATTTAAAACAGTTAAAGCTGCCTTAGGAGAACCTCCATTGTAAACATCTAAGTTAAAAGAATTATTAGTTGCGGTTCGTATCCCCCAATATCCAGCGCTTCCTATCATATTGTGGGTTACTGTTCCAGCTATATTCGTCGCCAATAATGTGTCTGATTTCGCACTATTAGCGTAAATTGTTCCAGCTTCAACATGTAATTTTAATAGAGGACTTACAATACCTATACCAACATTACCAGATGAATCAATAACCATCCTATCTACGCCTGCAGAAGCATCTCTGAATCTAAAGTTGAGATCGTCTGTCCCAGTGCCTCCTGCGAATATAGCATAAGCTCGATCCGCTCCTCTTGTGGTTTTGATTACGAGACCAGCATACTCACTGTCGTTGGTGGGTTCTATGTATAATTGGCCATTCGCAGATTGATCGCCTTTTATATTCAGTTTAGTAATCGGAGATGAAGTACCTAAGCCTAAGTTCCCATTAGTGTTTAAATAGAAATCGTTTTGATTATATCTGCCTGCAACTATGTGATTATCTGCAAATACCTCAAATACAGGTAACCCAGCCGCATCATTTACCGACATCAAAGAACCACTTAAATCATCAACTACTTCGAATAAGGTTCCATTTGTTCCGTCAACTTTTAATACCGAAGCGCCAGAAGTTGAATCTACAATTTGGACAGTTGCAGCAGGAGTTGCGGTACCCACCCCTAAATTACCATTAGTGTTATCCCAATGAAAATTGTTGTTATAAGAAATTGTGTCAGTGTCTGTCCAATATGTTACTTTATTAGCAGCGCCTGATCCATCGACGGGACCAGAACCTATAGGAATTTCAATTACATTTCCGCTGGAATCTACTGCTAATTTCTGAGTAGCTGTGCCCGTAAATGTTCCTGAACCATAAGCGTTAAATTGTACTTGTCGAGTAGAGGCAAATGAAACGCTAACATCACCGTTATAATCATTTTTTCTGATCTTTAAGGTAGTGTCTCCATTATCTATCCCCATAACCCAAGCCTGTGTTCCAGACTCATCTAATTTAATGTATGTGCCAGCTGTACCAAGCCCACTAAATCTTGCTATGTTTGTTGCTGAAGATGAAACGTGTAATGAGGTAACAGGATCATCCGTACCTATACCAACATTACCACCATAAGGATTTAATGCTATATCCCAATCTGCTGTTTGTGTACTATTTGTTACTTGAATACCAATAGCATTACCATTATTGACTTGTGCGAAAGTCATATTGGTTGAATTACTATCATGAGGTTTAAGCTTAAGGACACTATATGTATCCATTAAGGCTTTAGTTGTAGCATCACCAGTCCCAACGGGACCAAAGTATCCTCTACCAGCAACTTGCAACTTGCCAGATGTAGGATTAGTTGTACCTATACCAACATTACCGTCTTGTAAAATTGTTAATCTTTCAGCTCCAGTAGCTGATCGGATAGCAAAATCCCATACCCCTGATGTTTGCCCTCCTTTTAAAGTCCATTTATTATTACCTTGTTGATTAAATTCTAATGAAGCACCATAACCTGTATTATTTCTATCTAACCGTAGGTTTGCGTCTGAACCATACAAGTGAAGCAGTTGATCTGGACTTATAGTACCTATACCAACCTTGCCAAGTGCGTCAATAGACATCCGCGCATTCAAATTGTTATCACCATCATCCGTATAAAAATCTATCTGACCAGCACTTAGCTTAACACTAGATTCTAAATCTCTTCTTACTTGAATCTTAGCAACAATAGAATCGTCTCGATGATTAAAAAATTCTATAGCCCCTAATGTACCGCCTCCACTTGAGTCACGACCCCCTATTTGTATGGTAGAACTTTGGTTAGCTGAAAGGGTGTCACTACCGACTCTTAACTTTACGGTGCTAGTGTTTTCATTGGTATAAACTTGAGAAACAGTGTTACCTATACCAACATTACCACCGTTAGTTATACGAACTCTTTCATATTCAGTATTACTAGTTTTTGTGCTGAATGTTAGATTACCATTTACATAAGCAGATCCTTGAGCTTCAACTAAAGATCTTATACGAGAACCGATTCGAACAGTACCATCTGTCGCTGATCCTAAAAACATTAACTCACCTAATTCATCTCCTACTGTTAAAGTACCATCAGCAGGTTTTTTAACAAATCTAATTTCACCTGATTCGTTGTCGTTATTTGTATTAACAATTCTTAAATCTGGATCTGTTGACGTTGAAGATTCTAAATGTAATAAAGATTCAGGACTTGCAGTACCTATACCAACATTACCACCAGATAAAATAGAAACCTTTTCGGTTCCATTTGTAAAAAACCTAAAAGCATCAGTAGAATGATCATAATATATCCGACCTGCATTATTACTATTTTGGTCCCCAAAAACTATTCTACCAGAGTATGCAGAATCAGATAAAATCTGTATACCATCAATTCCATCTCCTCGTATTGCAAGAGAATAAGCATTATCTACAGTACCGATTCCAGATCCTGAATCAATTTGTAATTTAGTATCAGGACTCGTCGTACCTATACCAACACTCCCGTACTCAATGACTGTTTTTGTTATATTGCTTCCACCAAGTCGTGTTGTATTAGAACCTAAACCCTGTGCATCCTTACCAATGACGATCTCACCACTTGCCCCTTCTGTTCCATCAACTGCATACCCTAAATAAATCCCGTAGCTCGAATTTGTTAAATCTCCCGTAGCAACTCTTTGTGATCCCGCTGCATAACCTATGGCGATGTTATAACTACCAGTTGTCAGGTTTGTTAACGCAGCGTAACCCAACGTCGTATGACCAGCAGGCGAAGTATGAGCATCTAAAGAGTATGTCCCGACAATTGTGTTGCTGCTACCTGTAGTATTAAGTCTTAAAGCTCCTGCTCCTAAAGCAGTGTTGTTTATCCCACTATTAGTTAACAACCCACTATCGTCCCCTATAAAAGTATTACGTGAACCACCAACCAATTGACCACCAGCATTCATGCCGACTATAGTGTTTTTATAACCAGTCGTGATATCTTCACCTGCTTGAAAACCTATTGCTGTGTTACTGTAACCAGTGGTCAATGCATTTAAGACCTGATAACCAAATCCTGAATTGTAACTGCCGTGAGATACGGAAGTGGCAGTAGACCCCATCGATAAATTACCAGCAACAAGTCCGACAAATGTATTGAAACCTGCTGGTACAGCAGTGTCCCCTGTTGGATGCTGGTAATTATGGATGAATCGAGATGTGTCTTTATATATTATCCCGGTTGTAGTATTGGTGGTATTTGGTAGTCGAATACTACCTGTCAAGTGAAGTTGTTGAGCCGGACTATCTGTTCCTATACCAATATTGCCATTACCCTTAATAGTAAACTTCTCAACTACTGAAGCTCCTTCTCTTACTCGGATTTGGAATAATTTGTCTGGTACTTTAAAATTATCAGACCCTGTTCCAGACCCATCATATTGGTAAAAATCCCATCTGTTAAGAGGCGCTGTTGAGCTAGAGTTTAAATTGATAAATCTATGTAATGTACTAGTGCCAGCAGCTTCTGATGCAAAGATTAGAATATTACTCTGTGTTGGTCTTGCAAAGAAACTAAGTGAAGAAAGATCTGTAATATCATAACCCGTAGTAGCATTATATGATGCTAAAGCGTCAGCAGTCCATGAAGTATCATTTGTATTTGATATGATTAATGCTTTTGATGTTAAGCCACTTAAGCTATTTCCCGAAGGGCTTAATTCAAGCCTTGCAGCAGGATTATTTGTACCTATACCAATATTGCTATTATTTTGAACTATTACAGAGTCGCTCAGTGCTGTACCAGTTGAATCCCACTTTGGTATATATTGCGATGTACCACTACCAGTTACTTGAGTGCTTACATCTCTTGTTTGAGTGATTGTTCCAAGAGAGGTAGGAAAACTTACATCCCATCCATCTATCCAGTTTGATATACCAGTATTTAAAAAACCAAAAGATGCACCTCTTACCACAACATATGGATATGTCCAGCTGCTACTTGCGCCGTTTGAACCTTTACTAATATAAATAGCGCATTTACTACCATCATGTCCAAACTGTACTTTATATGTTGTACCATCATTTCCAGCTAACACCATTGCGGTTGTGTTGTGCCAGCTGGAGTCGCCGCTATAATTATAACCTGCAACTACAAATGTCTTTGCTTTATTGTCTTGATACTCAAAGACATCAATACTGAACTGCATCATTGTGTTAGTCCAGCTTTGAGGTAATGTAATTTTTATATATCCAGTTACAGGGGTAGAGGAAGAACCTATCTTACCGCCCCCGGGAAACGCTACATAAGATGGATTATAGTTTGCAGTACTATTAGCCCCGAAACCGTCACTACCTCTAACCCGCATGTTACCATAAATTTCGAGCTTGTCATTAGGGCTTGTTGTACCTATACCAACATTACCATCAGAGCCAATACGCATTTTTTCTGTAAGTAATGACGATCCATTCTCTCTTATTAAAAATCTTAAAGCCCCGTCATAATTACCACTCGTATTATTCTCCTTAACTCCTTGTATACCAGCGAGAAATCCAATGACTCCGCCACTTGTATATCTCCCACCAAAGCTAATACCACCACCATTATTATCTGTATCAAATGCAGTAACGTTATCTATAACCCTGAGCATCGAAGGGTAATTCGAGTTATACTGTTGTCCGAATATATCAAGTTTTGTAGCTGGAGTTACTGTACCTATACCAACATTACCAGATGAATCAATAGTTACTCTAGTGGTAGCAGATGTTCTAAAGAACATTTTTCCTGCTTCTCCGTTTTCGATATACGAATCAACCCCGCTCTGAGTAAGCAGCATACCGTCTGCTGCTGCTGTCCCAGTTGTTGAATTGACGAGTTGTATAACTGGGGTTGATGCTTTGTATAATGTAACTGGTCTCTGAGGATTAGTTGTACCTATACCTACACTACCATTCTTCCAAACCATGGATAAAGTGCCAGTGTCATATAAAGATGTATATGAATTAGCCCCTCTACCTATAAAATTATTACCACTAAAAGTATCAAAATAATACCATTTAGCGGCACTATCTGACCTAAACCCGTAATTATCTGCCGAAACAGAACCATCAACATCTAACTTAGAATTAGGGTTTGTTGTACCTATACCAACATTACCATCTTGCAGGATAGTAACAGCTTCAATTTGAGATGCGGCAGTGACGTTATCAGTAAAAATTGACAGGGCATTTAAGTTTCCGTCTCTGGAACCCATATATTTAAGGCTGAATCCAACATTACCACTATCAGTCGTTCCACTATTATTCGAAGAGGAGCCATCCACTCTTAATAATGTAATATCATTACCCCCACCACCCGGACCAACTCTTATAGCTGTTCCGCCGTTAGCTTGGTGTAAGCGAAGAGTATTGCTTGTGCTTGAGGTAGTTCCTCCTACATCTAATTTATAAGACGGACTGTTTGTACCTACGCCAACATTGGTACCATTATCATATAATACCCCTGATGTGAGAGTATCTTCATCAGCCCAGCGAGCTACATAATTAGCAACACCAGAACCTCCTACGCCAGATAAAACGTCTTCTATAGCTTTCCAATTAACACCAGTAGTACCTTCGTTTGTAAGCACCATTCCATCATTACCAATGGAATTATTTGAGTCGTAAATAATACCAGAAATACCCAACTTATTAACATTAAGTCGGTTACCATCTGTAAAAGTTAAATCAGCGTCCCCACCAAAAGATCCTGCATCATTAAATTGGACGGAGTTAAGTGGAGCGCCGGGAAGAGCATCGGTTCCAGCTCCAGTAATCTCGACCCAAACCCCATCTCTTTTTACGTATAGCTCTAGGTTGCCAGTATCGATAAGCACAGCGCCATCAAGAACGCCGGTAGGTTTAGTTTCTCCCGCTCCTATTGTAAATCTATCTCCTGCGTATCTTGTAATTGCCATAACTATGAAAAATTAAATGTTGCTCCGTAAAATGCCCCGCTGTTATACTCACCATCTTGAGTGTTATAAAATATTTTTATTTTGTGGTCTCCTATCGCTAGATTCGTTTTGGTATGAGTAAATACAGCGGAATCTTTTACATAATCTCTCCTTGTGGTTTGCTCGACTACGTTACTAATATCCGTTGTGTCTCCAATAGAATTAAATCTTTTGATTGAAGTTCCCAAATCTTTTCTGGTTCCGGGGCTAGCAGGAGTTTGAGTCCCCCCAGCATCAAAGAATTTACAATGATCCATATCCCATGGCCTAGTTACGCCGCCACCGGGTGCGGTACCTTTACAAATTAACTCGTCATCTATGTATAGTTGAAATAAATCGTATTCATCAGAATTGACTTCACCCAGACCAGAAGCTTTAATTTCTAGATCTGCTACTTCAGACAGGTTAAAAGATCCTTCGGTATAACCGCTCTGTATAAAATGGTTGTAATATTGAAACGAATATTCTTCGCCAAGCCCTACATTTGCATAATAATCAACCCATCCGAGGTCATATAAAGTTTTATTATCGGCCTGAAAAAAAAGATTAATTTTTCTACCGTTATCTTCTATTATCCAAGGGTCTTCTCTATGGTATCTAGTAAGAGCTTGACTTCCAATACCAACATTACCACCACCACCAACATTACCAGCTATATACCAACCAAAATAAGGTCTTTGCGTGATGGAAGAGAAGTCATAATCTGTTGTTAAACTGGCAGATTTATAAGTAGGAAAAAAATCTTCACTAGTAGCGTCATCAAAAGGATAGGTCGTATTTAATGAAAGTCCTATGTTGCCATAATTTACTGGATTTATATATTGACCTACGTTAGCAGTATCTCCAAAAGCAACACTGCCATAATATAAACTATTGACAGTTCCTACGCCCACAGTACCACCTCCCCAATTAATTGCAGTTTCAGAAGGAGTTGACGTAGAACTATCTGACTCTGATTGATTTTTCCAAAATGCTGTTGGGAAGTTAATGCTCATTAGTGATTGTATCCTGTTACTGCTGAAGCAAATATTTTTTCATTCATTGCTATAAAAGTATAAACATTTGTTCTTGATCCGCTAACTCCGGGGCATTTACCAGCGCCGCCTGCACTTACAGCTGTACCTTGAGCGTGAGGCAAACTATCGTTTTGCTCACTCCATAAAACTTTATCTGTAGAACTGCCGGATTTAAATAGTACTGTTCTAAGATCATTAAAGTTAGCTTGAGTATTTTCTACATACATAGTCAAAGTTTGTCCGGGATGAGGAGTTCCCGGCGTAAATGAAAAAGTTGTATTAGCGTCTATGGATTGGTACTGAATATTACCGTTTGTCCAGTCTACACCTATGTTTCCAGCAGATGCTGATGCACCAATATTACTAACGTTATGATAAGAAGCTCCTTGAATCTCTAGAGAATCTCCTGTAATGGTACCTGCAAAATCAGCGGATCTTGCGGTAAAATCACCGTTTACCTCTATAGAGTCTGCATTGCCTATTTGTATTGTTGGGGCATCGAATTGTATTTTCGTAGGATGAGTAAGTGAAACTTGGGCTGAAGTACTAGACACTCCTCCTCCATCGTTAAAATTAATAATTTCTCCTACATTAGTAATAATATTATCCTGTAGGTTTAAAGTTTGAGTAGCAGTATGGTTACCTAGATTATCTCCACCAACTGGCTTCCCTATACCACTTCCTGTAGTTAACAAACCGTTATTAACATTAAGCATTATATAGGCGTAATTACTACCGTCAGCAGCAGCAGTAGTATCCTGCCAACTTGGGTTATTGAAATAAACATTAGTTTGCCCAGAAAGAACTGGAGCTGGGTATCCGCCCCCTGCATTATCTCCTGAAAATATATAATCTGCTAATTCTGAAACTGTAATTCTATTCGTGGTGTACTGTCCTCCATCAGGACCTACTGCTACAGGCAAAAGGAACGTGCCACTTACTGTTGAACTCGTTCCTATTCCTACTAATTGAGATATTTTTTTATTTGCCATATCCTTTTACCTTATATTTAATATACACTGTTTAATACGGTGGGATTAAGTTTGTTACTAATAAATCATCAGTTTCTTGCTGCAAATAATAACCATCTTGATTTACCCCATCCGGAGCCCCCTCCAATAATACAAAATCTTCAATTTTTTCCATACCTAGTACTCCACTTATAAAAAGTCCTGAAGCTAAATTATCAGGGTTTAGCTCTACTGAAAATGATGCGCCAAAAGTTTTACTATTCCCTATACTAGTATCATAATTAAAATCTTCTAAAACCGCCCCTTTAAATGTATACCTTAAAGCTTCCACTTGAGTATTTATTGGAATTGTTCCCCCATTAATCGGAGGTGTTATAGGTTTTTCACAATTTTTAGGATCAACGCTAATAGTAAAATCATATCCACTATTAATTGAAACTAGATCAACTAATGAACCGCTATTACCTGACTCTACTATACCATTAAGAGAAAGATTGGCAAAAACTGGGGAAGTAGAACGATTATCTACAGGAAATTTATAACCAAGACTAGTTAAGGGTTGTCTGTTAAAATCAATGGAAATGTCATATCCTTGGATATGCAGCTTATCAAAATCGACCCCTAAACCAGAAAAAGAATCTGTAGTAATTGTAATGTCTCCCGGTTTTAGCGCAGGATAACCTTCGTCTGCTAAAATTCTAGGTATGATAACGTCTTTGTCGGGAGAAATGGTTCCACTCTTTGTTTCTATACCGGGAGCTTGAAAACCACTCCCACTCATATCAAAATTAGCATTATACGCAGTAAATGAAGCCGAAGCAGCAGGTAAAGCTCCAACTGCTCCTTGAGTTGTATAGTTGTTTATATAGCAATTACCAAAAGATATAACATGATAATCTGGGGCATTTGGATCTATAGATTGATAAATATCAGGAGATAAAAAATCTTCTTTTTGGTAAAATTTATTTATATCATCTCCTTCTTGATTAACTACCAAATATATATTTTTACAATCTCGGTATTGATTTACTGGAAAAGTTTCCCAATATTTTTTATTAGTTCTGCCTTTATTTTCTTCAAAAAATCCTGATAACAAAGATACATTTTCATTATTATTGTAATAGGGTCTACCTTCAAAAGGAAAATTATAGAGGGGGTAGTTTACGTTAAAACCGAGCCTAGCTTCATTTTTTGTCCCGCAGAGTAAATAATTAAAAGATAAATCAACAGTAGGATAATTTATAATGGGTCTATCTACTATGCCGCGCTGATTTAGCTGAAGTATATCTTCATGAGGGACATTAATTTGATAACTGACAGACTGTACTCTATCTATAGATTTTAGACGGTTTAGTTTTTGTACTAGATTACTATGATCATCAGTAGGTGGACCACCATTGTAGTCAAAATAATTATAACCACTTTCCGGTGCAGGCCCTACGAATAAAGCCTGACAGTTGTAAATTACATTCGGCCTCGCCATTATTTTTTCCCTTCATAGACACTAGCGTAAAGGATTCCAGCCAAGAAGTCGTCCACTTGATGCTCTAAAGCTACATCTTGGACTTTCTTAACTCTTTCATGATTTCTATCCGTAGGTTCAGCAGCGTATCTTCCAGCTTTAGCTAACCAGTTTTCAGGATCTTCGTTAGCAATAACTATATTCGCAATTTCTTTTGCAACTTGTTTTTGCTGTTTACTTAACCTTTTTCTATTATGAAGTTGCCTTAAAGAAGACTCTACCTCTAGATTAAGCTTGTCGGAAAGACTTAGATTCTCTTGAATAGTAGATAAGCTAAAATGTACTTTAGCTTTTGTTCCTATCGGCGTCTTAGTGTCAGTTTCTTTTGGAGTGTTAGAACCAGAAGGTCTTCCTGTCATTTGAGGACCTTTTGCTCCTCCTATAATTGGTTGATATAGTCCCTCTTCTTTCAGATCCTTGAATTTACGTTGAGACTCTATAGACTCTTCTAAAGTAGGGAATCTTCCAGACTCAATTGCTTGAACACCTTCTTCTGGAGTAAGAACCCCAAGCTCTATTAATCTACTATAGATTCTTGAATATACTGAATTATCTTTTAAATCGACATCTTCAAAATGTGCAGTAGGATAGTTTTTAAAACCCATTTCCCTAGAAACTCTTCTAATCTCAGGCATTAGAAAGTTTTCTAGAAAGACTCTACGTCCCTGTTTTAGTCTTTCCATGAATACCTGAACTTTTATACTTGTATTCGCAAATTTTTCATCACTAAGAAGAATATTATTAAGGCCCATTTGAATATCTTGGTTAACTACCTCATATTTTTTTGAGTCAAGAATATTTCCAATGTCTGGTATTACAAATTTAGCATCAGTTGTATAGTCAGATATAAGGACACGACCTACAGATTCATTTTCAAAAAGTTTCTGCATCGCAGTAAGGTTTTGTTGATTAACTCCGCCTTCTGCTGGCTTAGTACCCATAGTTACCAGTAATATAGCTTGATTGGTAGTCCTAGCTACCGCCATATCCATCTGTTTCATCTCCTGCTTCCAGTTTATGTCTTCTAGGACTGGATACCCCATAGGGACCGCAAAAGGCTCGTAATCCTGCTTTTTGTAAAACACAGCAGCTAGTCTCTTTGTGTCCAGAGGAATAGTAATTGCAGCTGCTCCTACATTTTTTGAGCTTTGGATTAATTTTTTGGTTTCTTCAGGAAGACTTTCGTAAACTTCTTGCTCTTCTTCAGTCTGAGGGTATCTGAGTTTCTGTAATTCGTAATCAGTAACGACCTTGTAATAAATACCAGTACTGAAAGTGATACTTCCTTGAAGCTGAATATCAGATGGGTTTAAAATAATATACTTGGCAGGGATTTCTAATTCGTCGGAAGCTTGGGACAGTCCAAAAGTCTGATTAATTTTAATAGCATCAGATTTGTCCATTTTAGCGTTAAATCGGTAGAGAAAAACATTTCCCGATCTGTAGTATTCTCTAAAAAATCTGCTCTGCAAGTCTCCAATGTTAATTTTTCTAAATAGGGTCTCAAAAAACTCTCTAGACTTTTTACTGCCTCCAGTATAGTAAAGATCACTAATAGAAAACTCTGTCATTAAGTCTATCGTATTTCTGAAAACGGAAAAGTTATAATACGCTTTTTGACACAGGATAATAGTATCTCTAACGTCAATATTTGAATTATTTTTAACGCCATGAGAATATTTAAACGGTATCATACCATTCTCAATATTCCTAAACCTGTCAGTTCGCGGAATATCAGCCGCTACGTTTCTACGAGTCCTTGTCTGACTAGCTGTCGATTCATGCATAGCCATCAAAGGTTCCGAGCCTTGTTCCGTTTTCTTCCTTACTGCCATAATTTAATATAATTTTACACTTAACCAAACATTTTGGGAGTAAACGTATAGTTAATTTCCTCTTGTTTGGTATTTTTAATATCATTATAGGCCTTAATTGCCCAATTACCTAACATTAGTGTGGTATAATTATCTTTCCTAGCTCGGTTGACAGAGCTGCTGCGGCGTAAGTGTTGAGGTAAATCAAAAGTTTGTGCTCCTTTAGCTGTGGTCTTGACTTCAACTAAAGCACACTGCTTTTTAGTTTGATGAATCATGTCATCTTGGAACTCTATGAATTCGCCTTTTGTATCGTGAGGGGTAAGTTTGAGAGGGACTGCCTGATTAGTAGCTTTATCGAAAAAACTTCCACAAGCAGCAGTTCTAGACCCGAACCAAATACGACGATGGTCAATGGAAGCCTGTAGGTATTCGTTAGCTTCTCTTAGGAAAGCAGTAGAAAATAATTGTTTAAAGCAGATAACACCTTCTTTTTTGTTATACTGAGCCTTTGCCTTGAGTAACATATTTTGATAATCGGCTCCTGATTTATCACTATTATAATCAAAAAACTTAAGATTAATTTTTGAGTTAGTAAATAATTCAGACTCGTTAGCACTATCAATAAATTGGTACCCGGCATTATCAATGATAATTAAACTTAAATTAAAGCTCGTCACTATATAATAAAGGTATTTTATATGATCTTTGAGATTCCCCCCAGCTACAGCATAAGAGTGAATTAACGTAGAGTTATTAGAAGCGTCTGGGTCGATTTCTAAAACTGACATGGCGAAATAATCCGAGCTAGGGCTATTACTAAAACTTGGGTCAATTGCTAGGATATACTGTTGGTCTTTATCACCTTTTAAAAGCGTGTTAGGTTTTTCACCGTCTGGAATAGTACAGTCATACATTTTCTTTGCACTAAAATAACTATCACTTCCATCAGTAAACTGAGCACAATATTCACGTAAAAAAGAAGAGTTGGAAGAACCTCCTGATCGAGCTTCTTCTATAACTGTAGTGTCAATCATATCGGTAGGAATGGAATCAAAGCCCATTTGAGATATGAAATAATTTGATTGTAAAATATCATCAGAATAAATATTCCCCATCCATTCTTTATAGGTTTTATATAAATTCTCAAAACTGAAACTCGCTGAAGATAAAGCTATCATTTTAGAATTATTCCTAAACACTATTCTATGCTTTTCCTCCATATCCCCTTTTGCTATGAGTTCATCCTCCATTTCTCTTATTTTAATTCTTTCTGCCATATCTTGAGGAGCTACCAGAAACGGCATGAGAACACTTTTGATTGTTTCTTCAGGTAATAATAGGAACTCGTCCAGTACCAAAATATTAGCACGAAATCCTCGAATTTTTTCACCACTTAAAGGAATAGCAGTAATAGTACCTTCATTGATTTTCCACTCAAACTGATCATTACGTTTAGATTTAACGCCAAAAGCATGAGCTAACATTTGAGCCTCTTTAGACTCAACAATCTTTTCTATATTATTAAAAATAAATCGAGCTGTACGGAAAGTAGGACCAGCAATTAGTATCTTTGTTCTGGGCTCGAAAACACATTGTAGAAAACAATAGACAGCAGCTATAAAACTTTTACCACAACCGCGCCCCCAGACGCACATATTAAAGTTACGATTAAAAAATGCTTTTAATGTAATCTCTTGAAAAGGAGCTAATTTAATACCTGATAAGAGTTCTGTCGTAAAACCTAAGTTTTGGCGAAGAAATTTAGCTAAAGTTATTTTAGCTTGTCTATCTGTTATTTCTCCTTCTATTTGTCTGTACTCTTCGTTTAGGTTAGGTAAAGAGGTTTTATATTTTTCTGGACAGTACCACATTATAATAATTTTAAGTCGTAAGCTAACTGAAGATCAAATTTATCTTTTAAAACATCTGATAACAAAAGTTTTTTAACTATCCTCACACACTCTTGTCTTCCGTCTACGAAAAGAAATTGTATGTGGGGGTATTGCTGTATTAAGTCTCTAACATTATGAAAAATAAAATCAGGAGTAACTCTAGTATTTTTTTTATATACATGAGCTAACTTATTGAAAGCAAGACACTCTTCTATTTTTCTTTCAATTAAAATAACCATATAAGCGTTTTCTTCCGCAGCTTTAGCTATTTCGTTTTTAAATCTCTCTAAACCGGAACTAAGAGTACCAATTAAATCAGGTACAGATTTTCTTTCTATATAAGTATTATGAGTTTTATCTTTATCGTTTAGGCAATAATCACCAAATTTCAAACCTTTTACTTCTGTAGGAAAATCTAAAATTCTCAAAGGTTTTTGTTCTCTAGAGTCGATGTATATTAAATGGTCTTCGTTAAATTTTTCTTTGAAAACCATTTTTTTTGGAAATTTTGATAATTTCGTTTTAAGTCCTACAGACTCGCATAACTTATAATAATCATCAAAGATTGTATCGTAATAATGGATGGGAGGGAAAGGTAATGTTCTTAATTCGACTTCGGTTGGAGCGTACTTTATGTTTTTTTCTTTTTTTCTTTTAACAAGTAGATTCTTACAATACTCTCGGGACTGATCTAACGGTATATTTTTAAGCCAGCTTTTTAAACTTTTTTTATCATTAAAGTCTGAAGAAAAATACTGATCTTTATTTTTAAATTTAATGAGTTTTTTTGTATGTAAATCATATCTAGGGTAATGATTGTGATAGTAATCTTTTACGGAAATTTTATGAGCCTTCAAATGTAAATGAAGCCCTTTATCTTTTGTAAATTCTTTCTCACATATTTTACACTTAACCATTTAAAACCTCTTCTTCGCTTATACCCATTATCCTAGACTTTATCTCCTCCATAGACCCGAGTCTTTCTATCTCCGAAGAAATATTTTTACGTCTAAGGTCGGCTATCTTAATCATTTTATTACGAGACTCTTCATCTTTCCAAAGTTCTACCAAATTTAAAATAGAAGCAGACTGCTGCATCTGTTTACTCATCCGTTGACTTCTTTTTTCTTTTAACTCATTCAGTAGTTTAGTTTGTCTGTTTACACATTGATTATATTCAGTCTGTGCGGTATTAATTGCTTCAACCAAACTCATTGCCATTCTACGACCTTCCGTATCTTCAGCGTTTTGATCTAAGAGAGTTTGCAATCTTTCAACTCTTCGTTGGATATTCGAAGCTATAACAACTTCAGCAGAAAGAACTATATACTGATCTACCTCTTCTTGAGTAAGATCATCTTTATCCCACGTATATCTTACGAAACTGCTCTCAAACAATTCCCTATCAGTTTCTATAGAGTATGTACTAATTTGATGTAAGAACCGATACGTATGCATGTATCCGATTAACGTAGAAAGACTTCTTTTATGTTTAGAGGTAACTTTATTTTTATCTATACCGTTATGGACATACTTATTAACTCTTACTAAGGCTCTTGCTTCAGATTTAGGAGGAGCATATCCTCCTTCAGGTGTCTCTTCAGGTGTTACGTCAGAGTACTTCACCTTATTGTCTATATTGTTTAAATACTCTAAAAGAATTTTATATCTAAGATCGAGTGCGGATATTTTAGGTTCTTCAAATATAACTCGAGCTATTTCCATAGGTTTCATAGACCCGCAGTTATTATATATATACTCTTTTTGATCTTCGGTTAATTCAGCCTTTTCTTTTGGGTAATGTTTACTTGTGACTTTAGCTTCTAGACCCTTGTCTAGTAAAAATTTTTTAACAGCTCTCCCTTCTTTAGATCTTCCGTCTTGTTTATCCTTTGGTAAATCAGGAAAAATAAATTTCATAATCTCATTTATATAAAGATTCTTGTCTTCTCCGCTGTTCCATAATTTTAGGATAGCTAACTCTTGATCTGAGCTAAGGGTAAACTTTTTAGCACTCATAATATTTCTATATCGCCATCATTTAACATTTTTTTGACTTTATTAATAATAGCTTTTTTTACATTTTTGATTTGCTTATATCCGGGGACACGGTTTTTTTCATTTGTTTTGTACCCCATTAACGTTGCAGCGTCTTCCTCAGACATATGGTCAATATAAAGAGCCTTATATATTTTCCATTCAGCTGGTTTTAAAGTTTCTTTCATCTTCGAGTTAACTTTTTCCATAACCCTTATAATATCAATATTACTGTATTCGGCAGCGTTTAACTCGTAGGTATGGTCATTTATCGAGACGGGGAGTTTAGCATTATAAGCCTGTTTTTTTGTTTTACTCCAGTTAGCAAAAAGAGGGCAGGCTTCACTTTGTTTACCGTATATGTAACATAAGTCTCCAGCTTCTGCTGCAGCACATTTCAGACAGGGTCTGCAGTAATTACCATAATTGTTACGGATTAAGTTTTTAATCTGATTAGAAATTATTCTATTAATCCACGGATTTAACGGTTTGTTAATGTCATATAAATGCCATTTGTTAAATATATGAATCCTAAGAATTTGAGAAACGTCATCAAAGTCCATCCATGAAAGTGCCGTTAGGTTCCACTTGGATCTTCTTTTTTTTATTTCCTTATCTATTTGTTCAATATGATCTTCAAATTTTAATTTAGGTTTTCGCATCAGATTTGCGTGAACTTCCAGCATCCCTCATAAAGTCCTGTTCAAAAGTATCCAAAGAGTAACTAGAGTCCACCTCTCTTCGAAACCCTTCTTCGTCGCTATCAGTATTAGATCCCATAATGTCCCCTATCTTACTTACATTTTTAAATCTAGATGCTTCGATACTAACTTGTAGTTTATCAATATCTGGAATTGAAAATTCTTCTTCTTCCTCTACTTCAATTTGAGGCTCAACAGTTCTAGTTCGGGGTTTAAAGTTTTTTTTAACCGGCGCTGACGCAGCCAAAGAAAAAGATTTACCACAAGAAGCACAAAATTTGGGCTTACTTAAAGAATACTCTGTTGCTGAACCGCAATCTGGACAATACGTTTTCATAAAAAAATATTACACTATATATATTATTAATCCCTGCTACTTTTTCAAAAAAAGTGTACTCTATTTTATATATGCGAGATTCCCGCTTTACTAATTCGGATGGTATTGAATATGAACTAATATGGAAAAAACCTCATTATAAATACAAAGCTGATGGATTATGCAGTGATCCAGAATCTGAAAAACCAACTATTGAAATAGATCCGACCCTAAAAGACAGAAGAAAAATGAGTGTCCTCATTGAAGAAGTCACTCATGCTTTCTTTTGGGATATCCCTGAATATAAAGTTAGAAAATTCTCTGCTCTTGTAGCGAGACTTATAAAACAAAATATTAGTGATTCTCAATAGTATTTATTTTTTGTACAATAAATCTTGTTATAGCTGATCTAACAATATCCGTTTCATCAAATTCGAAGGTATGAATTCCCATATCTCGACTTTCTTCGTTATCGAAAGCCGAAAATATTTTTTCAAACCCTCCTCTATTACCGTTCTTTAAATCTGTTTGCATAGGGTCAGCCATTATAAAAGCTCTAGAATACCTACCAATTCGAGTGAGGACTGTTACAATTTCTCTAAAAGAGCTGTTTTGAGCTTCGTCTAAAAGAATAGCTTTTCCATTCCAACTCATACCCCTAGCAAAATTTACGGGATGTATTGATACTCTTTGATCTCTTTGTAGTTTTTTTACAGTATCTTCATTTAAAAGCTCGTCTAACTTATCCATAAAAGGTAAATTATAATAATGCAATTTCTCATCGGCATCTCCGGGAAGAAAACCTAGCCTAGAATCTGAGCTTTCTACTGCAGAACGCATATATATCACATCAGAGATTTTAGAGTCGTTAAGAAGGTTAAGAGCAGCATAAACTGCTATTAAGGTCTTAGAACTTCCAGCAGGCCCTTTACAGAGCATTAGTCTTGTAGATTTATTTAATGATATTTCTATAAAGCGTTTTTGCTTTTCTGTCCATGGTAATTCTTCTATATAAAAGTTTTCCCTTGGTTTAATTGTATCCCTTTGGTGAATTTTCACCTTTCCGTCGGTAACTTCAAGGGACTCAAAGTCCCCTGTGTGTTTAACTCTTGACATCACTAGTATGATACACGCTTTTAGTGTAATATTAAAATGAAAAGTTATGGGGGAAATAAAAAATACAATTACTAATTTAGCTAATGTAAGTGAGAACTTCATTAAGCTGTCTCCAGAATCTATAGATAAAGGACAGGTAGGTGCAGTCTTAGAAAGTTTACTTGGAGAGTATGGATGGATTCTTTTAATAGCTATTTTGACTATAATAGCCAAGGACATGATTATAAATTTTGTTCAAGGATTACTCGTATTTATGGGGAATGATTTTAACAATGATGATATTATTTATATATCAGGTCGTCAAGCTCGTATAGTTCGAGTAGGAGTTCGTAATACAGTTTTTTACATGTCAGATCGACGCAGTAAGATGTTAGTACCTAACGAGCAGTTAAAACACCTTACTATTGAGAAAGCCCTCCCTAAAAACGGAGGACAGCCTTATTTACCCAAAGCTAGCGACCCCGGCTTTGTTGGATGGGAAGAAGTTCCACTGCCTCCTGCTCCAACTCAAGTTGAGGTAATAGAAAAGGCTGACAAACGGAAAAGACCTAAAAAATAAAAAAAATATCAGCCCTGTCTTAAAACAGTGTAATTCTCTTTAAGAAAAATGAAAATTGTAGACTTTTCAGAACAGATTATTAAATGGCGCGAAGAGCAAGAAGCTGCTATGAGTAAAAAGCAGTATGAAAAAATTGACACTAAAGAGCTCAAACGTGATAACCAAAAAGAAAAAGAAAAGCATGAAAAAGATGCTTTGAAAGACGACGATAGTAAAATTAAAAAACTCAAAAAGGGTAAACCTTCCGAGAAGAAAAGCGTCGAAATCGTCGATATCGAAAAAGATAAAAAATACGACAAGAAAAATCTTAAGCAGATGAAAAGCGCTGTCTTAAGCTCAAAAGAAAAAAATAATCTTCCTGATTCTGATTTTGCATATATTGAGCCCGGAGGAGAAAAAGACGATGAAGGTAAAACAGTCCCCCGTTCATTAAGACATCTCCCAATTAACGATGCTGCTCATGTACGCAATGCCCTAGCTCGTTTGGACCAAACTAAAATTAGTGAAGAGGCCAAGAAAGCAGCCCTGAAAAAAATTAAAGCTGCGGCTAAAAAGTTCGGAATAAAAGTCAGCGAAGCTTCTGCTTCAGTGGACTATTCGGACCTGTACTAAAAATTAAAGCATGCAAAAATAAAAACCCCCGTAAACGCGGGGGTTTTTTATATATATTTAAGAATAGATTCCTGTAACAGTAATCGGTCTAAAACCTGCGTCGTATGTATCTAATATATATTCAAATAGGCCAGCGTTGTACTGTTTTCTAAAATATTCTCGGCCCAAATGATTTACTAATAATTGAAGCTGGTCTGAATCTCCAGTATTTATCAATCCAGTTATTAAAGCGTCATAACCCGTCGCTAATTCTCCAGTGTTAAATTCTTGATGAATTAAAGACTGTAAAATCATTGGGTTATTACCAGTGTAAATTGCCATAATTATTAATACACTTAAAATATTAAGCTGAACGATACTCTTTCAAAGGCTTTTTGTTATCTTCCTGCTCTTTGAGCTCTTCTTTTTTCGAATAGTGATTGTAAAAAAAGTATGGAGTGTTTCCGTAAGACCTGTCTATATCTTCCGAACATAAAGGTTCATTAAACATTTTAATCTTAGGAGGATTATCTCTAGGATAGGGAACTATAAAATCAGCATTATGCCAACGCAAAAGGTTATTAGGGGGTATAGCATAATTACCATCATCCAACTCTATAAAATGAAAACACTTTGAATCTTGGTCATTAGCGTACCCAATATTAAGTTCATTTAAATCTCCTTCGTAATCGTCAATAGTAAATATATATTTACCTGAACGCCATACGTCATCCCGACAGTGAATGTCTACCCGTTTATTCTGCAAAAACCCGAATGTCGTTACTGCAATATTGTTATCTTGACAATCCCATGTTTGTAGTAAAGATAAACGTTCTCCTTCATCTTCACTTAAAATATCGTAGTCTTCCTTATGACAAAAAGCTGATATAGGAACCTGCCAAAAAATTGCACCAAGACAAGACTGGAAATGAAAATGCATTGGTCTATTAATCATGGATTTTGCTCCAAATATATAACCTTCCGTCAGTCCTTTATCTTCGGGGCTGAATATATATTTATTTCTTATGTAGCATTGAATATAAGGAGTATTTGCGTTTAACTGAGCCATACTGTTATTAATTAAAAACTTAAACTAAAGCAACGTCAAAATCAGCGTTAAGTGTGCCTCCTCCTCCGTTTGCATCAACTGCGCTTACCGTAATATCAGTTTTAGGTTTTAAAAAGTTAGGAAAAGGAAGTATTTGGTCAACATTATGAGTAGTGCCTACGGAAGTAACCTCTTGGACACGAAAGATTTTTCCGTATTCTCTTGTTTTGATTTGAACTGTATAATCTATCGAGGAAGAACTTCCGGGGTTGCTGGCGCTCATGTGG